CTTCGCCCTCGTATGGCTTGACTCTTTTTGGAGGCATTCATAAAATCAATAATGAAAACGATAAAGAAAAAGGAAATAAGGAATAAATAAATTAAAGGAAAATAAAATATATTATATAAAACAGATATTTGTCACTACAAATAAAACACAAATATTCCTTGTTTTCGAATCAAAACTTTTCATTAGAAACAACTTGACCTTCAGTTGTTTTCTTCAAAAGATCAGAAAAATGCATAGTTGAAACTCGATGCGCATAAGAAACAAATAATTTAATATCTTCAGACGTCATACCAAGATATCGATAATGAATTTCCATCGCTATAGCACCTGCATTAAGAGCAGATTGATTCATAATACAATTCAAATCTTGGTTGACGCTATTCTTTGCTTCCTCAAAATGTGCCTGGTCATGATAATGTTTTGACAAAAATTTGCACATGCGTCTGAAAATATCGGGGAAGAAACCGTATTGTGTGATAAACATTCCAGCAAATTCTCCTATTTCATCAAATTCGACTTTATATGAATGGCCCATTGCAACAAGAAAATCTATATCAGAGATATTAAAACTAGTGCAAGCAATATCAGAATCATCTCCCTTAAAAACCATATACGATACGTTTTCAAAACAATAAGCAGTTCTGATAATTAACATATTTAAAAGTGAATTTAAAGAGAATGTAAAAGGTTGTCCAGAATGTTGCATAAAAAGCCCGAAGAAACAAAAATCAGGTCCATTAGCACGCCATTCAACACGCAGTCTTCTGTAAAGATTTAACATTTGATCGTTCATGCCCATCATCTTAAAAAGTTCACAATCAAAATCGATCATAACATCATTATAACTAGCATCCCATTGTGTTGCATCGGCCTTGAAGTGTTTGGTGTCTTTGGTGGTCCTTTCTTCGAGTTTTGCTAAACGTTCTCCCAAGACTGCATCAGATTCACCGGTGGCAAGAATCACATTATCAGGCATGAGATCGATTAACATATCAACAAGACAACGTGAGTAAGCAGCATACACGCAATTAAGTTTCTTTTCCCATGCCATGACGCCTTGAC